TGAAATTTAAAGATTTAACAGAAGCGGACAAGGAGTATGCTTATGGCATTTATACAAACAAGGATTTATCTTGGGATGATAGAATGTCTAAACTCGTAGAATTCTTCGGGAAATCAGAAAGAACAGTTAGAAAATGGTGTTCAGAAAAACTAAACTTCAAAGAAAAGGTTGATATTGAGCCAGAACAATATGTAAAAGCCAAAGAAAGAAAACATGATAAATCTAAAAAAAGATTCATAATCACTTGGGCCCAAAATAATACACCAGTTCACACTAATTTTTTAAAAAATATTGAAGCATATGGTGATTACATCGGTGCTGATATTCACATAATCGCTGGTAGATACAAGAACCCAACATCGATTTGGACTCAAGGTCAGGAAGATAACGAATTTTGGGATAAATCAGTATTAGATTATTTAGATGCTAATAGACATGACGTACATAAATATGTTTCTATATTATCTGATATTAAAGTACACCCAACAGCAGTTAACCCATTGACTGGATTACATAGCATTAGCGGTGTTAATTCTTGTGTTGTAGGTTCACCTAAGGTACAGATGGAAATGATTCCCGTATTGGAAGGAAATCGACCTAAAATGATGTTAACCACTGGTGCTATTACTATGCAAAACTATACCGATTCAAAATCAGGTAAGGTTGGTGAGTTCCACCATACATTTGGTTTCGTAATTGTTGAAATTAAAGATGATGAAGTATTCTTTGCTAGACAAGTAACTGCTAACGATAAGAATGGTAATTTTACTGACTTATATTACAATGTGAGTAAGGGTGTTGTATCTAAAATTAATCAGATTGAGGGTATTGTATTAGGTGATTTACATATTGGTCACCATGATGATGATGTTTTGGATAAAACATTTGAATTAATGGATGAATTAAAACCTAAACACGTTATTTTACATGATGTTTTTGATGGAGATTCAATTAGTCACCACCAAATGAAAGACCCATTTGTTCAATATGGTAAAGAAGTCCAAGGAACTAATGATTTAGGTAATGAAATTGATGTTATGTTGGAGCAATTAAATCGTTTTGCTAAATTTGATAATGTTGTTATCGTAAGAAGTAATCACGATGATTTTGTTGACCGATGGTTAAAGAATGAAGATTGGAAGAAACAACCTACATTTAAGAATGCACCACTATATATGGATTTAAGTGCTAGGTTACTTAGACAATATGCAAATGGGTTTAAAGATGTTAAAGGTGTTATTCCAGAGCTGATTAATGATAGATTCCCTAAGTTTATCACATTAGGTAGAAGTGCATCATATAAGATTAAAGATTGGGAGTGCGGCCAGCATGGTGATATTGGTAGTAATGGTTCTAGGGGTTCTTTATTACAATATAGAAAACTAAATACTAAAATAATAGTAGGGCATTACCATTCACCAGGTCGTAAAGATGGTGCAATCGCAGTTGGTACTTCAACTAAATTAAGAGTTGGTTACAATCAAGGGGCCAGCACTTGGTTACAATCACATGTGATTATACATTCTGATGGAAAGGTGCAGCATATAAATTTTATAAATGGTGAATATACAACCTTGTAATGAGAAATAAATACGACAAACTAGAAACTGAAATCCAAGAACTTTGTAAAAATAAGATTTTAACTAGTGATGATATTGTTAACTTATTTAAGAAGTATGAGGAATCAAATTTAAATAAAATTAAAAAATTAAACAAACGTAGGTCATTTGAGCATAATAGGATACGTGGTGGATTAAAACAAACTATAAATGCTCATGGCCCAATAGACATGAACTTAATTGGTAGCGCAACCAAAAGAATATCTGGGTTATTAATAACTGATGAAAATGTAATACCAAGAATAGCCTTTAACAGCTTTGTTTGGGGTGTAATTATAGGTTCATTAATAACATTATTATTGGTATGAAAGATAAAATTAGAATGATATTAAGAGAAGGTATTGTTGATGATAACATAAAAAGAATAGCTATATTCGATTTTGACGGTACGTTAATCGATACTGATACCCCAGAAAGTGGTAAACCATTATGGGAAGATGAGTTTGGTTTTGAATGGCCATTTAAAGGTTGGTGGGGTAGAGCTGAGAGTTTGGATAGTAGAATATATTTTGAAAAAAGTAAAGATAAATTATCATCAGATGTTTATGGTAAAGGTATATCTAAAAATATATTTGAAAACAACCCAATTTTAAAAACCTTACAAGCATATAGAGAACAATCTAGTAGACCAGATACATTAACGATTTTATTAACTGGTAGACACAGTGGTGTTGGTGATTTAGTTACTGATATATTAAACAGTAAAGGATTGACTTTTGATGACTATATCTACAAAACTGGTAATTTAGATACTGCGGATTTTAAAGTGGGGGTTTTAAATAAACTAGTTAGCAAAAATCCAAGATTACAAGAAATTGAAATCTGGGAAGATAGGGACGACCACCTACCAATATTCCAAGCATGGGCTAATAACCAACTTTTTAAGGTTTTAGTTCATCACATAACAGATGCGACAAAGTAAAAAAAAGGGAGCCAATAGGTTCCCTTTTTAATTTTCGTTTATATTTATCATTAAACGTTTAAAATGAAAGTTACAAAGACTAGTGATAAAGGTATTGATTTAATTAAATTATTTGAAGGTTTCAGTTCAAAACCATACCTATGTCCCGCAAAAATACCAACAATTGGTTACGGTGCAACTTTTTACCCAGATGGTAAAAAAGTTACTATGAAAGATGCATCTATTACAGAAGAAGAAGGTGTTAAGTTACTAAAAAGTATGTTGGTTAAGTTTGAACAATATGTTGATTCATATTGTATTGATACGGTTAATCAAAATCAATTTGATGCTTTAGTTTCATTCTGTTATAATTTAGGTCCATCTAATTTAAAATCTAGTACTTTACTTAAAAAAGTTAATACTAATCCAAATGACCCAACAATTGAAGCAGAATTTATGAAATGGACTAGGAGTTCTGGTAAAACACTTAAAGGTTTAGTTAGAAGAAGAGAAGCTGAATCTAAATTATACTTTAATAAATAATAAAAAATGAGCTATACAAAAGAACAAATTGAAACAGCTGTAAAAGCTAAAGGATATAAATGGTTTGAAGATGACGCTAACAAAGGTTTTGATGTAAACATTGTTGGTGTTAGGAATAATGCACCGACTGTTGCAGATAAAGTAACAAATGTATTTGATGATTTCATTACAATTTCATTTAAGAATGAAAAAGGTATTTGGGAATCTTATTGTTGGAACGCAACAGTTGACCCAGGTAAAAAAGGGGTGCAACAATTCAGTAATAAAAAAGGTGTTGCTAGATTGGTACCAGGTCAATATAGAGGTGTTTGGTCAGTTGATAAACATCAGGGTAAATACGATGCATTATGTCAAAGATTGGGTAACGTAACTGTATTTCGTGATGCCAATAAAAACTTAACATTTGAAGAAGGTGTAACTGACACTGGTATGTTTGGTATTAATATACACAAAGCTGGTCAAGATTCTACATGGGTAGAAAATTGGAGCGAAGGATGCTCTGTGTTTAAACGAGTTAAAGACTTTGATGTATTCATGAAGATTTGTAAGAAAGCTGCTAAGATACATGGCAACAAATTTAGTTATACACTATTAGAAAGCACTGATATAATTTAAAAAAAAGCCAAAGAAATTTGGCTTTTTTCATTTATTATAAGTATCTTTGTAAAAAACTACAAAAAATTGATGTTTAAAAAAGGAGATATTGTAAGTGGTGAAATAGGCTTTACTGGATTTGGTTCTGGTTATGTTACAAATGAACATATAAAACGAGGTATATATGTTAATAAAAATAATACAAATAAATCATTACATTTAGATAAGGTTAATGTTGAATTAACTAAAGTTGATGGTGGACAATTCGAGGGTAAAGTTGTAGAAATTATAGAAAGATTTAAAACTGAGTTTGTTGGTACAATGCAAATATCTATTAAACATGCTTTCTTTATTCCAGACAACAAACGAATGAATATCGATTTTTTCATACCTTTAAATAAATTATCTGGTGCATCTGATGGTAACAAAGTTGTTGTTAAGTAAAAACCTTGGGGTGATAATCAAAAAACCCCAAACGGTGAAATAATAAGAGTTCTTGGTAAATCTGGTAACAATGATGTTGAAATACACAGTATACTTGAAGAATATAATTTACCATATGAATTTAAACAGAATGTAATTAACGAATCTGAATTAATATCTGAAGTTATTTCTGAAAAAGAAATCTCAAAGAGATTAGATATGCGTGATATTTTAACATTTACTATTGATGGTGAAACTGCTAAAGATTTAGATGATGCATTGTCTGTTCAATGGGTTGACGGTAACATTCAAGTTGGTGTTCACATTGCCGATGTGTCTTATTACGTTAAACCAAATAGTGCAATTGATGATGAAGCATATAAACGTGGGACATCAGTTTATTTAGTTGATAGGGTTGTCCCTATGTTACCTGAAAAATTAAGTAATAACCTTTGTTCACTTAATCCATACACTGATAAATTAGTTTACTCATTTATTTTTACACTTGACCGAAATGGTAAAGTGATTAATGAGAAGTTTTGTCGTGGGATTATTAATTCAAATGCTAGGTTAACTTATACAGAAGTTCAAAAAGTGATTGAGGGTGGTACTTTAAATGATGAAATACCATTTCAGGCAACTAATACATTTACTGCGATGAACAAACATATAGAAAATGCTATATTAGATTTGCATAAATATGCTAGTAAAATTAGAAAAGTTAGAAGTAGTAAAGATTCATTAAAATTTAGGGGAACTGAAGTTAAATTTGATTTAGATGGTGACGGTAAACCAGTTGGTGTTTATTTTACTGAACAAAAAGAATCTAATTGGTTGATTGAAGAATTCATGGTACTTACTAATAGACAAGTTTGTGAGTATGTAACTAAAAAAGCGGTACCAACATTACATAGAACACATGATGAACCAGACCCAACTAAATTAGAGTCTTTAAAAACTTTCGTAGAATCGGTTGGTTATAAATTAGACTTATCCGATGATAGAAAAATTAAAGATAAACTTAACGGTTTGTTAGCTGAAGTTAG